AGAGTCTAATTCTGCCACGCAAGGGTGCGCTTTAAGCAGTTCCTCTTCAACTATCTGCACGTCATTCTCTAACAGATAAGCAGCATCTGCCTCTGTAATTCCATGTTCGTACACAGTGTTAATGCTGGGTATATCCAAAGCGTCTAGTTCTTCTTTGGTAATACCTCTGTCTTGTAAGTTTCTGCCCACACCAATAGTGTCAATGCCCAAGCTATCCTGATACACTTCAAGACGCAGACCTTCATGTTCCACTAGCTTCTTCAGCAAATGTGTACGTGTGTATTTCATTTCTTAGTTTCGCTGCCCATCCAAATAGCAAACGCACCTGTCATAGCACCCATAACTACAGACACAAATCCTGCTTGCACTGCTGACGGGTCTTCAAGATACATAAACCATTCAGCACAACGCCACGCCATAACACTAAACATAATGGTCATTAGTCGTGGTAAAATCTTCCACTGTAAAATAATATCGGCAGCCATTACTTTGTCAAACCCTTTTGCTTTTCATATGTACGTAATCCACCAAGACCTAGCATACCAAGCAGTACAGTCATTAGTGTGTCCATATCAAATGCAGGATACTTTACTGGCTCTAGTCCAGCGTAAGCAGTGATTACATCGGCAAGCGGAATTAACAAAAAGTGTACGCACAACGCAAGGCCACACGTCCAGCCCACAAAGGGTCTCCAACCTGCTACAAATATATTACGTGACTTGGCTTCTTCTGCGTTGATAGCAAGCTGACCTTTAGCTAACTCCTGTGCATGACGTTCAGCCATCGTAGCAATTTCATGTGCCAGCTTATTCTTCTGGTCTTTGTCCTCAACGAACTTACCAATCAGTTCAGTCGCTGGGCCTATCAGTGCCTGTATCATTTACATTCCCCGTCTGAACTTGGCGGTTTTCTTTTGTACCGCTTTAGGCTGTCTGACGAACTGCTTACCAGCACGAGTTCCTTCTCGCTTAGCACGGGTGGTGGCTTGGTACTCCTGCGGTGACAACGCTTTGATAGCCGCAGCAGGTAAGTACCGTTCTCCAGTTTTTGCAGACGGCTTTCCACTCTTGGTTCTCCAGTCTTGCCTAGTCCAAGCCTTCAGACTTTTCTGTGGTCCTTTTAATGCCATATCTAAGTTATACCATCTTTGTATCTGTTTGTCAAGCTAAAAAGCTGCATATGCTATCCAAAGCATTAAACCAGCAAATAAAGTAACACAGGTTATTATCATACCCCATGTAATTATTTCTTCTATTTGCTCTCTACGTAATCGTTCTTCTTCTAGCCTTTGCTTTCTTAGCTGACCCTGTATTCTTATTATCTGTGACCAAGCAGATGGTCCATAGGTCATGTTCACAAAGTTACGTAACTCTTCTTCCATTTGCTCTGCCTTCTTCTTGGCTGCAAATGTTTCTAGTGCCTCTTCTTCTACAGAACCAAACCTGCGTCCTTTAGCCTTGTCATGACCTTTCTTAACATCATGGATAGCGTTCATCCAACGGCCCAAATCACCTGCCATTGATTCAATATCTTTGCCTATCTGCAAACCTTTTTTAATGGCTTCATAGGCCATCTTTGCAGAGGCAATGGCTGTGATGGGGTCTACCATTGCTTACTCCGTGGGGATTATTTATTTAGTAGCAGCATCACTTTCTAGCAACCACTGCAGTCTTTGCACTGCTGATTTCAATTCTTGGAGTTCTTGAAGTGATACATGACTAACCATCATGCCTTTAACCTCAAGCTGTAAGTCATTTACGGTTTTCATATTCCACGCAGCAAGGCCGACAAGGATAGCCATAAGGCCAGCAATAATTTGTCTTTCCATTATTTGTATCCACCACCAGCTTTTTTATATTCAAGGGCAAGCAACTGCGCTTTTCTTGCTGACCACTGACCAGCTTTACCGCCACGTGTTCCAGCTTTAATCTTTTCAAATAATCTTTTTCTCAGGGCTGGCTTAGTGTAGTTGCCAGCTTCATTAACTCTACTTTTGCTCTTCGCTTTAGGCTTCGTCTTGCTGCTAGTTTTTCTAACTGCCCCACCCTTCTTGAGTTCTTGCTTTTTCTCCACGCCTTTAACTGTTCCTTTGTTGGCACTTGCATAGAAGATTTGTTCACCCTTCTTCTCCCCGTACTTCTTTGTCATGGCAGATTTAATTTTAGAACCTTTTGTTGTAAGGGGCATCCTCCATCTCCTAAATACGAGTTCCAATGAATGTTTCTTCTACATTGAAGATAACAGTCACTGCGCTATTTGCACTTGCCAGTCCACGAAACTTATCCGCTTTGTACAGATACATGCTGTCAGTAATTTGTAGTAAACTATTTGGTGGAAGGCTAACTGTTTCAGCCATAGTATAATATGTAGTGTTTTGGCTGTCATACCAATCAAGGCTAAAAGTGACGGCACTGCCACTAGCATTGTTTATGTAAATACTTTTAATGTTTGCTTCCCACTGAGCAGGAACAGTGTACAAGTCTTGGTTACTTGTAGTAAGTTCTTTACCAATTGTTCTATTCTTAGTGGTCATGGTGCTGTGTTCTCTATGTAGATTATGTCCATAGATGCTGCCACACGTAAGTCAGCATTAGAACTGGTAGCAACTGCACGAAACTCAATGTCAGTTTTTTCAAAAATGGGTTCTGGTGTAATATAGTTTTGATGAAAGGCAGCTTGAAACAAATCAAATTTATTCTTAACTCTGAATACACCATTCTCTTCACGTGTAAGATAACGCAAGGTGGCAACCTTATTATTTTGCTCTGTAAATGATGTAGCGTCTAGTGCTAATAGATATGCTGTATATCCAGCAGGAACAGTCCAGATGGACATCAAGGTTTGATTTTCGCCATTAGTAATCTGTGCGTAGGTTGTGCCGCCATTAGAAATTGTCACGTTAGCTGTGGGTGCAGTGCCGCCAGATACAAATGCACGATTAACACGTAGAAAAGTATTAGTAGTAGTAGCAGTGCCTGTACTCGCTAGTGTTACAGTTTCAGACTGCTCATTCCAAGATGCATCCAAACCTGACACAGTAATCTCTACACCATTGTCTGTAGCACCTGCACCGCTAGTCACTGTCATTGCAACGGCACTAGATGGGTAGGAGTAGATACCGCCAGCATCCCAAATTGTTTCTTCAATGTTTTGTATTTCAGGATTGTGACCAAACTTAAATATACGTTTGTGTCCAGTAACCAAGCCACGAGATACCTGCATAAAGTACGGGTAGTCGCCTACACCACCACCGAAAGTAATTTTATGTGGGTAGCTTGTTATGCTCACTTATCATTCCAGTCTAATACTTGCTTATGCTTTTTCCAGAACCAATTACCTATACAGGTAAAGGGTCTGCCCACGTAGAGCAAACCCCAACCTAAATATGTAATTGCTTTGCGTTTCATTACTTCTTCTTTACTGCGCCACCACGCATCATTTTCTTTTTAACTGCACCGCCACGCATCATTTTCTTTTTAGCCATCTTAGCCATGCCACCACCACGCATACGTTTAGGTTTTGCTTTGGTTGCAGCACCCCCACGCATCATTTTCTTTTTAGGGACTGCGCCACCTTTTGAAAAACCGATATCTGCAATATAGGTACGAACACCGTCAACATTTTCTGCTTTGAGTGCCTTAAACTCTTCGTCACCATACATATCTTTAATTCTAGGGCCGTAAATTTTTAGTAAGTCAGTCTTGCTTACATTTTTTACTTTATCCCAATGCTTACCGCTACGATAATCATCACCCATCTCTTAGTCTCCGTCTGTCCAGCACAAGTGACTCATATACATCGTCAGGAAAGTGCTGGTAGTACCCCGACTTCTGTAAACTTAATGCTGCATCATCTAATGTAGATAGCCTCTGTACAAATACCATACAATAGACTAACTCATCATCTGTTACATCATCTACTAAAAAGTCCAGACCTGCATCCTCTGCGTCATAGTCTGGATGAAACACCATCAGGTGCATATCTTTATTGGCTAGTGCAAGTGCCTCATTCATGCCA